CATAACTGCCAAGGCAGCATGTTCATCACCTACGAATGTTGCTGTACCGCTAACGGCAGCTTGGTCGTATTGTTGACGGTTTTGTGTACCAGCTAAAGTTGTTAATGAAGAAATGATCTCTTGATCGATTTCAGCAGTAATTTCTTGAGCTAGAGCAGCCATGATTTCTGCTTCGATGTCAATGCCTTGTTGGGCTTGTGCATCTTGAGCAGCTTCAAACGTCCAGCGAGCTGATAACTTACGTGTCTTAGCTTCAACTGTCTGTTTCAAGATCTGAATAGACATACGCTTACCAGCAGAACCTTCTAAGGCTGCTGTGGCTGCGGCTGTTACAGCTGAACCGTTATTAGCGGAATAGCCTTCAGCAATCTTGAATGGGCTCAATGCCTCTTCACCAGCAGTAGCACCATATGTACCACTTAGTGTATCGCTGTAGCGAACACGTAGTGTATGGATTTGACCAACTGGACCAGTCATTGGTTGTACACCTACTAACTCGTTAGCAATAACGGTAGGCATAACGCGACGGATCACTGGAAGGATCACGCGATTTAGTGTTGCGACGTTGCCGGCAGAAGTAGAACCAGTTGAAGCAGATTCTGACAAATACTTGCGAGTGTTCTCGAGAGTAGTTGACATAACTGTGCGCTTGGTACCTTGTAGGCCTTCAAGTAGGGCCTCTTTAGTTTCCTGCCAACGGCCGTGTAGTAGTTCTGACATTTAAATTCTCCTTAAATTTTTAGTCCAGCGAGTCGACGAATATCAACGATGTTATTGTCGTTCTCACTGCTACGGTTGCTGTTGGAAATTTTATTTCCTGTAATTTCTTTTGCCTCTACAAGAGCCTGTTTCTTCTGCGGAGCATTGCCTTCAATTACTGTAGGCAAATACTTGTTAAAACTGTCATGCAGTTTTGCGGTCTGCACACTTTCTAATAATTCACCCATGATTTCTTTTTGGTCCGAATTTAACGGTGCCAATAGTTCACCCATAGTTGATTTTCTCACCATGCTTTCTTTCAATGCACGGATCTCTGCCTCTTTGCTTTCTATAATTTTTTGTGCTGTCACGGCAACAGTTTGTGCCTCAACAACGTCAAATTGTTTCTTGTCTATGACCTTGAGCAATTTTGCAGTTTCTGATTTTTCATTAATGTAACTTGTTTGGAATTCGTTGCTAAAAGCTTCGAATATTTTACGTCCAAAGTCTGCTTTACGTGCGGCGTCAATGTCTTCACGTAGTTGTGTTAGTTCATTCTTCAAACTAGTCTCAACTACAGATTCAACCATCTTGGCTGCGCGACTTACAAACTCAGATTTAATACCAGCAAGTTGTTTTTTACCTTCACGGATCAAGCGAACTTTCGTTTCAGCTAGATCCTGCTTGTCTTTATAAAACTCGGCAATTTCATTGGCTAGTGCTTCTACTACAAATTCTTCTAGTTTGAAGAATTTATCAGCCATGACTTTTTGGTCTTCATGCAATTCTCTTACTTCAGAAGCTAGTTGACGAGTTACGAATTCCTTCATAACCTGTGCATCTTGTTTCATCTTAACTGCATACTTGGCTTTAGCTTCGGCTAACTGAGCGCGGTCTTCAATAAATTCAGCAATTTCAGGTGCTAGTTGATCACTGACCATGCGGTCAATGGCTTCTACCATCACTTGACGATCGTGTTCATATCGTTGACTAAACTCTTCTCTTAACTCTTGAGTGACAGCTTCACGATTCTCGTTTACACGAGTTTGCCATGATTCCTCAATCTGAGCTTTGAGTTCCTCAGAAATCACATTGTTCTCAAATAGATTTTTTAAAACATCCAACATGTGATTCTCCTTTTTATTGGAGCTTGCTTATTATACCTAATAAGCTCTCTTTAAGATAACGCTGTGCTTTAGGGTCACCCTTCACCTCTTGCGCTATACGCAAGGCATTAAGACCACCTCTTGTTCCCATTAAGTGTTCGTAAATTGGTGTTGGATATGCACCTGGTGCACTGGGTTGAGCTACCACATCTACTGTGATAATCTCAAAATCGCTGACTCTTCCAGTTCCGTCACCACTGACGTTACCTGAGCCTCGACTGGAAACTCCCAACTTTACGCCGGATTCCAACATAGTTCGCACTAGTTGGCCCATTGGAGTTGGCAGAATCTTGAACTTTCCATAACCATTTGGACCGTCCATCCACATTTCAGTAATCATGTGGCTAACACGGTCCAAATTTATTTTTAAGTCATCTGGATGATCTACTTCGCCTAGTACACTATATCCGCCAGTAATTTGATCGTTCAAAGTTTTGACAGCTCGCTCAATCTCGTCTACAGGATATACACGTTGGTTAGCATTTTTAATGCCGCCCTGTATACAGATACCTTTCATGTACAAGTTTTTCCCGTTTTCACCCTCAGACTCAACCACCATACGGGCTTGGTCAAAGCTGAGGTTCTCACGAAGATAGTTCATCTTTTGCATATGCTAATTACTTCGCTCTACCTGGAGCACCATTAATTGGGCTGTTGGTATTTGCGCCATTGTCACCAGTGCTTTTCTTCTCTGCACCGTGTCCGCCTGAAACAGTTTTTAGGTGCTTCACGCCTGCTTTGCCTCCAGGAACATTTACGTTACCTGAATTCAAATCTTTAGTACTTGGGTTTAGTAAACCACCTTGTGTTCCACCTTTGCCGTTGTCAGCAAATGCTTTGTTTAGGTTACCACTTGTACCACCCATGTCATTCTTTTTAGCTACTGTGCTTTTTGTATTTGCACCGTCATCGCCACCTTTGGCTGCTGTAACTTTTTCTACGTATTCACGAATGAAAGCTTCATCTGTGTTGTTGTTGTTATCTTCATCTTCGTCGTCATCACGAACTTCCATTGCTGGCATTTCTTGTGACATACCGTCCATTTCAGGAACTGGTTCGTCACCCATGTCATCACCGCCCATGTCATCGCCACCTTCTTCGCCGCCCATTAGGCTTTCAAATTCATCACGTAATGCATCTAATGCATCTTCTAGGTCCACAACACGGTCTTGTAGTTCATCAACGTCACCACCACTTAGTGATACGTCGTCACCACCCATGTCACCACCTTCTTCTTCATCTCCACCTTCAATGTCGCCCATCATGTCGTCGGTTGCGTCATCGCCGGAAAATTCGTCGCTGGCTTCCATTTCTGGTTCTTCAGCTGGCATTTCATCAGGCATCATGCCTTCATCAAAGTCTTCAGAAATTAGAGTTTCATAAATCTCACGTGACTTTGCAACCACGATGTCATGAAATAATTCTTTAGCTTTTTGTTCATCTTCATTAATAAGATGTTCGAGCATCTGCTCAAATTTTGAACGGTCAGTCATTTTTAAATCTCCTATAGATTGTGAGCTGTCAGTAATATTTACATATTATGACGAAATATGTGTTATAATGGCATGATTCTAGGCATTTTTACTCCAAGACAACATGACTTCACGTAAATTGTCATACGTCAAGTGTCTAAAGTTTGGATAATGCCATTGTGGATCATAAAACTTATTTTCCACTATTCGAAAGTATTTAGTTTTTTTATTTTCTTTTATCACTGTCTCTGTTTGCCTAGTCCAGTTACCGTAAAATGTTGCTGGCTCTTCAGATCGTTTGTAGTTGGGAGTGTTTGCATACACATTGTTTAAAAGTCCAGTGGGACTTTCATAATCAAATCCAAATATGTAAATCTCATCAGCTTGATGTTGTGTGGCAAGATTCAGTGCTGTGGGTCCAGAACTCCATCCTAAACTGGGATTAAAAAACTTAAATCCAGTAAAATCTTTATATCTACTATTGGAGTTTGTCCATACTTCATGCTCCATTTGATAGTTAGATCCTGCAATTTCTACTATCATTTTTGGGTCCACTGCTATTAGGTAGTCAGGTGCGTACTCCCTATAAACTGCATTACAGGCGTAGATTTTACCGTATGGTTTTACTTGATCAAATGTTATATTGAGGCGGCTCTTGCCATTGCCAAACACAAAACTGCGCATAAACTCTCCTAAAAGTAATTATCTTTTAGTGAGTTAGGCGGCTGCTGGCTCTGGAGTTGCTCCGTACATTTCGTGTACAAACTCCAATTCTTCTTCTTGTTCTAAGATATGTGCTTCAGATGCTTTGCGTAATTCGTTGACTTGACCCAATGTCAATCTAGTTTTACGTGTGTCACTACGCTGTAATTCTTCTATGTCTCGTGCTGAATTGAAACGAAAGTCGTTGCTGACTCGTTGCGTTTCAGGATCCAAATAAAATAATTCTCTCAGTATCATAAGTTTATTTATCAAGCCGCTGGCACAGCGCCAGCCGCTGGTGTAACGCCCACACCTGTATCAGTCCCTGGAGGAACAGCTCCTTCGGGTGGTGCAATATCTTCAGGTGCTGTTGTGTCGCCCAGTTCCAAATCGCTATCAATGCCAGCGGCACTAATACCAACACTGCGCAATTCACCACTTGCATCAGTACCTGTAATAGTTGCTGTGCCTTTTTCTTCACGCCATAAGCGTTCGTTTTCCGCCAATTCTTCGTCTGTAATGCCAAGAAAACGTTTCATAGCAAAGCGTTTGCTTATGTAAGGTATAGCTTGAAGTGTGTTAAATGTGTTTATTCGTTGCCCATCAACCTCTGCTTGACGGTATGCGGCAAAGTTTTGTGGTGGTTGAAATTTGATTTCGAACAGTGTAGAATCAATGTTTACACCGCGTTCGTGCAAGTATCTTTTGAATTCTTCGTCAAAGGTGCCTTGTAATAGGCTTTGCAAACGCATACAATAATTGTTAAAACGCAACTCTTGAATGTATGCTGTGCCCACACGACCGTCATTATATTGCGCTTGACTATCGTCTGCACCAGTTGGCAAGTAGCTACTAGGTATACGTAGCGCACGGAACAACTTGTTGGTAAAGTATTTTAAATCGTCAATTTCACCCAAGTTTGTACCGCCTGGTAGCGTTTCAACTTTTGATCCACGACCGCCTTCTGTCTGTGGGAAGAAATAATCTTCGTTGATACTTAGGGGATTATAAGCTGAATCAATTACGTTTGCTCCACCGCCTGTTTGGCTAGGAATACGTCTTTGATGTATCTCATTTTTAACACGTTCAACAAAACTCATGGCCAAATGGCTTGGCATGTTGCCCACGTCAATGTAAAATATTCTACGTTCTGGAGCACGTTGTATACGATATATTAGAATAGCATCTTCTAATAGTTCTTTTTGTTTGTAAACTTTAAACACTTGCTCCAACAAGCTATTACCAAATGGATAGTTGTTGTCAAGTCCTTCACTTAGACTTAGATGTATAACGTGCGCCGCGTCCACTGCCAGTTCGTTTTCGCCAACACTGAATCTATCACCAGTTTGTTGTGGGAACGCACCAGTCATGCCTCTTGCGCCACCACCAGCAACATAGTTATTGCCTCTGTTGTTGGTTTGCTGACTGTTTGGTTGAATTTGTGTCATTACCAAATTATGAAAATTTGGCGCTAGATCTCTAATAACATACTGCTCAGGCTTTTTGCCTTCACTTTCGTTAACAATAATTTTTACAACTTTAGATGGATCAACATAGAACCATTTTTGAGTTTCTGGATCTCTAATAAAGAAAACATCACCGTACTTGAATGTATTTCTAACAACTCTAAAAAAGCGAGTTTCAAATATTTGTAACTTGGCCCACTGCTGTAGGTATTCTCTAAGCACACGAATCTCTGTGCTAGTGGCTTTGCTTCTAAATGCCAAACTAAAACTAGTTTGATTTTCTTTGTTCTTTTGTGTGCAAAATTCTGCTAATATGTCCAAGGCAGCATTAATTTCTGGATCCATGTCCATTGTGTCGTACTGCATATAGCGTTCAACACGATTTGGGCTACCAGTGTAAACATCAGGCAAGTAACTGCTGTAATTGGTCCGTGCTGGACCTGCCCTTGAAGAATTGGATAACGGGCTTACATTGCTTGATGCAGTATTAACTGCCACGGGCGTGAAATACTTTTTCCAAGACATTATGTGGCTCCGTGTACGTTGCCGCTCATAGCTTTAGTCGCTTTGACTTGCTGACTGAGTTTATTGTTTGTTTCGCTAGCCGCGGTGGCAACTTGTTTCATAGTAGTATTTAAGCTAGATAATAATTTCGCCACGTCGTCTAGAGTAGCAGTTTTAGTTTCAACTCCAGCAGTTTTCTTGTCTGCTGGTTTGGGTTCAGCTGTTGGAGAATACTCTTCTCCAGTTTCTGGATTGATATTTTTACCAGGACTTGCTTGTTTTTCTGCGGCTTTAACTGCCGCTGGAATAGTTTGTGCTTGCGGTTTTGCCGAAATTTTTGGCATTCCGTCTGGACCAATTGTTAGCTGATCCATTGTTGGCATTGTGAATTTTGACTTGTCAAATTTTGGTACGGCTGATGCTGTAGGTGATGCCAATTTATCAGTAACACCAGTACTAATACTTGCTAATTTTTCTGTAACTTCTTTTTCTAAATTAACTTTTTCAATACTAGCCGTTTCTTGAACTGCCAACATTTCATTGTTGGATACTTTTAGAATATCTGCTTGTTCTTTTACAAATTTTTTAGTTTCTTCTACTTGCTCTGCTTTTGTTTCAGTTTCCCATCTAATACCTTCTTCAATCTGTTTGTACAACGGTTCTTTAAGTGCTTTATATTTTTCTTCAATGGCTTTGCCTTCGTCACTATCACGCATGGCATTACGTACTTGTCTTGGCCCGGCATCTGGACCTAATTGTGCTTTGGTTTTTTCTAGTAGTGCTTGTCTTTCAGCGGCATATTGCTCTTTGACATTGGCTAATTCTTTAGATGCGGCTTTGCTTTCGTCATTTTGTACACTTCTAGTTGTAGTGGATCCACTTGTTACGCTACTGACAGAAGTGGATATTTCTTTAGATAGACTGCTTAGACTAAATCCGGCACCGTCACCGCCTTTGGCACCTCCTGGCATCATGCCACCAAGATTTTTCACAGCATCCGCAATGCCCTCTGTCTTTGCACCTTCCATAAACTTTTTAGCTTGCTCAGGTGTAAGCACCATTTCACCTTTAGCCACTTTACCAATAAAGTCTTGTGGTTCAAACACTTGTCCAGTCTTACCCAGTGTACCTTCATCTCTAGTTTTGAGATTTGCATTCATCTCTTTAACGTTCATAACGTCAGCAACAAAATTTCCAACTCTGTCAGCCACTTTTCCTGCGCCTTGAATGCCGCCAGCGGCAAGTTTATCAGCACCTGTTACAACTCGACCAATGCCAGCATCAGTGCCCATTGCTTCATATTTTGTTCTACTGCTAGTGGGTGCTTTGCTTTCCCCGCCTGCGGCTGCTGATCTCTTAAGTGCTTCAGCATATCCTTCAGCAGTTGTTGTTGCAGACTCACCTGGCTTGACACCTTGCGAAAATCTATTTGCAACACCTTGTAACTGTGTGTTTGCTTCACCAGTCATTAATGGTCTACGTACTAAATTATTTGCCGCGGCATTTGCATCAGCTAATCTACTTTGTACAGCAATCATTGCACTTGTTGCACCGTTACGTGCTTGTTGTTCGTCTTGAATTGCTTTCTTTTGAGCTCCTAATACTTTTGTTACCTCGCCCATTTCAATGCCCATGGCTTTGGCAGTTTTGGCAGCTCCTTGAAACAGTGCATCGTTGGTTTCAATATTCTTTTTCATAATATCAGCCGCTGGTCCAACACCGGCTGCTGTTACTTGTAATAATGCCTTGTTACTTTGATTTGCTAAGTTACCTTCTTTAGCAGATTCCATTGCAGTCTGACTAGCGGCAATATTACCTGTGCTCAATGCCTTTGCGCTGTTTGCTGTTTCTCTGGCTGCTTGACCCAACAAGCCCATTTGCATTGCGGCTTCTTGACTACGCACAGTTCCTGTGGCAAACATTTCTTTAAATATTTGATCAGTGCCCATTGCCTGTGCTTGTGCTAATTGTTTTGCAAATCCTGCTCTAGCTTCTTTCTCTGCGTCTGCTCCTTGAGTAAGTCCAATAAGACGCATCTTAGCTTCAATTTGTCCATCAGCTTTGGCTTTTTCTAATCCAGCTTCTTGTTCTTTACGTGTCTTGCCTGTTTGTTTGGCAATAAGATCCATTTCGTTAGCAAGATCAGCTGCCGCCGCCGCTGTTTTAATTTGTCCAGCTACACTAGTATCTGTTGTGGATTTTTGAAATCCAATTTGTGTGGCCAGCACTTCATTAAGGTCCTTACTGGTGTAACCCATTTGACGCAGATTATCTGTAAGTCCACTGTCAAAGAATGTTTTACTAAACTCTGTAAATGCCTGACCACCTTTGGCAACACTGCCACCTAAGCCAGAAAAGTCCTTGCCGCTTTTTTGTACTACGCTAGACAGTTCATCCAACGTCATGCGACTGTTGGCCGCTGACAACTTCATTAAATCTATATTATTACTGAAATTAGTGCCAGTGTTGCTTAATGTTTCAAAAACTTTAGTGTTGTTACCAACTGCTTCACCTAGTGCTGTCATAGGAGCAGTTATACCAGCAATGGCTTTGTCAGCACCGCCACCCAATATTCCACTAGATCCACCAGAATTACCAGTTTGTCCAGCTTTGATTGCGTCCGTTAGTTTATTAAGATCTTCTTTATCTAATGCCATTATTTTTTTCCAGAAAACTGCGTATATAAATACTTGTAGTTATATTTATCGGAGTACAAAATGAACCCAAATAACCCTTTACAGAGATATTTTAGACAGCCAAAAGTCTTTATATCGCTGCCTAGCAAGGGATTGTTCTATCCCGAAGGAGCATTACAAGGTGACCACAACAATGCACCTATTTTTGGCATGACTGGCATGGATGAAATTATTTTTAAAACTCCAGATGCGTTGTTTAACGGAGAAGCCACAGTTAAAGTTGTTGAAAGTTGCTGTCCATATATCAAAGACGCCAGGGATATGCCCAGCATTGATGTTGATGCATTGTTGGTTGCCATACGTGTTGCCACTTACGGCGACGAAATGGAACTAACACACACTTGTCCACAATGCAGTACTGAAAATGAATTCATTGTTAATCTTGGCAAAGTTATTGAATATTTTGGCAGTGTAAACTTTGACGGCAAGATTAAAATAGATGATCTTACAATTAATATTAGACCTTTGAAGTATAGTGAGATTACAAAGTTTAATATGGAAAATTACAAACTTCAAAAAATGTTATATCAGTTAAGCACAGCTGAAACTGCTGGCGACGATGAACAAATGAAGCAAGTACAAGACGACATTTACAAACGCATTGCTGAAATGCAAATAGAATTGTTTTTAACCAGCATTGAAAATGTTCAAATTGGCAATGAAACTGTTGATGATCCTGAAATGATTGATGAGTGGTTGAAAAACAGCGACAGGGAATTTTTTAAACGTATCAAAGAAAAACTTGAAGCTAACAAATCACAGTGGGACATGCCCAAGCAAGATATAAAATGCAGTAATTGCGGACATGAATCTAAAGTTGAAGTCACTTTGGATCAATCAAATTTTTTCGCCAGAGGCTGATTTATACCCCAGACTCTGAACTAGAGGCATACTTAAAAAGTTTTGACCTTTATATCAGAGACTTGAAAGATGAAATCTTTCGTATCAGCTGGTACATGCGTGGGGGAGTTAGTAGTCAAGATCTGTTCCATACTTACACTAGGGACGATAGACTTGTAATGAATGAAGTTATTAAAGACAATATTGAGTTAACTAAAAAAAGCGGATTGCCTTTATTATAATCCGCCTTCTCTACTAGTACCCTTAAATGGGTCTATGTATTTTCCTGACCCGCCACCAACTTCGTCACTGCTTGGCGTAAATCCCGCTGGAGTATTGCCTGTTGCAACTTGTGCGCCAGCTTGAAGTACATCATATACTTGGCCAGCCATTGCTGGAATGTCGCCCAGTGCTCCAATAAAACTTTCACCAACAAGATCAGTTAGCCATTTTTTACCAGCATCACTTCCAAACCATGCAAGTAACGCAACTTGAGCGCCACGTTTGGCTAGGATTGAAATTACTTCAGCGGCATTTGGAAATCCCACTAGTTTCATTGCACCAGGAACAATTTTTAATAGTTTTGCTGGATACTTCAATATTGCCATTGTTGCCCATGGAGCAACTACTCCAACAATAAATTGACCACGTAATTGTTGTAGTTGTTTATTATATTCTTCTTGAGTTATTTCACCAGCCGCTAATTTTTTATCTAAGTCGCTAGAACGACTCCAGTACTTTACAGTTTCTTGAGTTAGTTCTAGAGTAGCTGCCAATTTTACTACGTCTGCTGATTTTCCAGCCAGTGATGAACTTTTAAGAGCTTGAGCTGCCAATACTTCTGGGGCTATGGATTTCCCACCAATAAGATTTGGAGCAATCTTTTGATATACTGTTCTTGTGTCTTTGCCTAAAACATTGGCAATCTTATCCATTGCCTTATAATTTTTTGCATCAGCGGCAGCTTTACCCCATGGCTCTAATGCGTCTTTAGGCACCTTAGCTAATTTTTCAGGAGTCATCTTTATGATATCATCTAATGATTTGATGCTGGTAGATGTTGCTTTCTTTGCCACAGTCTGTGCTACTGCTGGGGCACTTGTTCTAGCCGCCTTGAAGGCATTGACTCCTGCTTTAATCGCAGTACCTAATCCTGGCGCTTCTGATATAATGTCATGAACTTTCATATGGTATTTATTGTTTTGATGTGAGCTTACGCTCACATGTGTTTGCGTTCAGCTTACGCTTCACTTAAACACATTTCTTTCTTTTCTAAAAGTATTTAATTATTAACTGCGAAGCAGTTTAAATATTATGCAGATTGTGGATCCATACTTCTCCCGTTGCCGGGAGAAGAAACATTATGCGAGTTGCCTCACCATTACAATAATATAGCATTACAGAGGCGGTCATCCGGTACCTCGAGCTACGTCTTCTTTATGACGGTAGTTATTATACATCTATTGTCACGTACAATAACCCTAGGGTTGCTTTATCTCATTGCCCTATCTTTTAGCCTTTTTTAATATTTTCAAACAATCAAACGGGTTTATGAAGGCATATCCCATCTTCGTCCTGTTAAGGATAGTGATTGAGTACTCTTAGCGGCAAGAGGTTTCCATCCCTGCGATCCGAGATCCAGGTCTAGGGCGTCCGAATTTAGCCGACGCTTGCGTTGTACCGCTTGTTGTGCCTATGATTTTAAAATGTGCGAGCCATGTACACGAACGCTGATCTGTCCGTTGTAATAGTCTTTAGATTCTAATACTTTGTGGGTGAATTGTTCTCTGGCCTCAATATAACTACATTCAGCTTTACTTTTACAGTAGTATAATACTTCTCTTTTGAATTTGTCTTTGCCTAATTTTAGAACATCTGCATTTAATTCCAAGTTACTGCCGTAATATTCACGCCAGTCACTGTCAATTTTACTGCGAATCTTCTTCTTTTTCTTAGTACCGTTTTTAAGTGTTACTACTTTGTATGATGTTTTAGAGAATTTGGCTAATTTTTTGCCTATATATTTTCTGCCAGAGATGACATTTGTTATCAAGTACACAAATCCTACGCAATCTTCCGGTAGTTCTTCTATAATTGTGTCTTGATAATACCATGTCATCAACTAGTTAGTTGTGTCTGTGCCTGTTGCCTGTGCCTTTTGGATTTCTTTCTTTTGCTTTTTAATTTCGTCTAATTCTTTGCGCCATGCTCTTACGTGTTCTCTTCGTAAGCTACATAATCTTCTAATCTCACTGAGCCAATAGCGAACTTCTCGACCAGCAATACGTGTTCCCGTATTGATCCATCGTTGATTAGCTTTAAAATATTTGCTAAACGCCTGCATAAGCTCGGCGTGCAATACTTCATCTTGTTCCATGTTAATCTACATACTCCACATCGTTTGCATATGATGTAAATCCATTTTCTTTAATAACTTTTAGAACATTATTAACACGACCAATCAATTCATCCTTGTGACTGATCAAGTAAATGTTTTTATTACGTTCACGAGCCATCTTTTTAAGTACAGCCAATGCACCTTCAACACCACTTGCGTCTAATCCGTTATCAATAAGTTCATCAACAAACAACAAGTTGATACTTTGATATAAACTTTCCCATACGTCACGGAAACTCCATGACAAGCCAAGTATAAGTCTATTACGTTCACCACGGCTCAAATTATCAAAGTCTAGATCCTGCCCAAGTTGCGTGATTTCCACAGCCAAGTCGTTTTGGAACACAACAGTATGCGGTAGTCCCATCTTGTCGAGATAGTAGGTCAATCTGTTATTAAGATAAGCTAAATTCTGATCAATGATCTTTTTCCGTATAAAGCTGTCCTTACTTGTGAGCAACTTGAGCAAGAACTCTTGATGTTCTTTTAAGTTAGTCAACTCGTTCACATGATCCCACGTAATTTCCTGCATAGCAGTGTTACGTAAGTCGTCAATTTGTTCTTGATAAGGATCAATTTCTTCAGCACGTTTGACCAACTGACTTTCTAAAGTAGTCAAATTGTTTTGATGCTTTAGTGCTTCTTCTAAAGTATCGTAATATGTTTTTGGCCTACCATTAATGTCACCAATTGCAGTCAACTCTTTGTTGATTTTTGCTAGGTCTGCTGTGACCTTATTAAAATAAGTCGTTGCCTCTTTTAAATTTTTATTAGCAAGAGCAGTCATTTCCTCATGCTTGTGGTCATGCAGTTGTTGTTCACAAGCATGGCATGTTTTATTATCCAATGTTGTAAGTTCTGTAGTATATTTTTTTACAGTTCTTTCAGCTTGAATAATTGCACTTTCTAAAGTGGCCTTTTCTTTGTTTAAACTTTTAATTTTTGCACTATGCTCATCATATGCTTTGAGCTTGGTGTGTTGTTCTAGTTCTTTTGTAATGTCTACACTGTGCAGTTCATTAATGGCCTTGCCAATTTTCTCTAAATCTGTAGCCTGTTGCGTGTACCAAGCAGTTTGCCTAGTGGTTAAACTGTCCACACTTTGTTGAATCTTTTCGTTAGACTTTTTAGCGGCTTCAATATTGGCGCTTTCTTGTTGTATTTCATCTTTTGAGATGCGAATTAGTTCTTTTAATGCTTCAGACTTTTCACTAAGCAAGGTAATGCCCAACAACTGCTCAATAATTGCACGTTGATCATTGGCCCGCATACTTAAGAATGGTTCTGTGTAGGTATTCAACGCAACAATGTGTTTGAACATGTCGTGACTCATGCCCAACAGTTCATCCACATCTTTTTGCGTTTCACGCATATCACCTTGTGCGTCATCACTTTCTTCTGTGTCTTGTTCCACATCATTGACGTAAAACTTGAGAAGATTTGGTCTGCGACCACGCTCAATCCTATAACTAACACCATCCTTGTCAAAACTCAGCATGACCAGCATGCCTTTGCCGTTGATTTTGTTAATTAGGTTGTCTTTTTTAATGTTGGTCAGTGCAACACCGTATAATGCATAACTCAGTGCGTTCACAATGGTAGTTTTACCAGTACCGTTACGACTACCATTATCATCACCACCTTGATCCAAGTTCTCACCCAATACCAAGGTCAGTTGTTGCTTGCCAAAATCCACAGCTTGGGTTTGATTACCCACACTCATAAAGTTTTTGACCGTTAGGTCTTTAATTTTTATACTCATAGACTGTTATAAATTTCCAGTAGCGTCTTTGCGCTGAACTTATCACTCTCAATGCTAACAAGTTGATTACTAACAATTTGATCCACACTTTCAAATGATTGTATGTCAATGTCAGTATTAATTTCAACTTCTTTCTTTTCTGCAATCAAAGTTAATTCTCTAATGCTGTAATCACCCAAGAACTTTTCTTTGATAAAACTTGCTTCTTCATAACTAATGTCAATGTCCAAAGCAACCCGTAAATGTTGCTTGGGTTTAATAATAGTTGCGGCTTCGTCAATTAACTGACTTAGTTTAACAGTTCTAAAGGTGGGTTGTAAATCCCAAGTGTGGTATTTTGGCTTTCCTCCCCACTCTAAAACCATCATTCCACGTTCGTCGTCCCATGCATCTGCATAGTTGTGTGGGAATGCATTGCCAATATAAATCATATTGCCTTTTTGTTGGCGTTTATGAAAGTGTCCGCTAAAGCCCAGTTCATAATTTTTAAAAGCATCTAAATTAATTTCACCGTGATCCGGCATTTGCACCATTGCGTTCATAAAAAAGCTGGGCAATTCAAAGTGACCAAATATATACTTGCCACCTTTCTTGCCTATACTTTTCCACTCCTCACCCACGAGCCACGGACATAAAGTAACATCACCAATAGTAGTAGGTTCATGTACAACGGTGATTCCGGGGATATACTTTCCAAATTCAACTGAGTGAATGTCCCGCTTGTCTTTGTAGTAAAGATCATGATTACCAGGAAAGAAATAAAAGTTATCGAAAGCCTGTCCCAATTTTTCAAGGGCTCTAAGGCTATAGTCCATAGTAGTAATATTAAGACTGTTGCGATTGTGATGCCAATCGCCCATAAAAATTCCAGTGTCACAACCTTCCTCCTTAGCCTTGGCAATGTACCAATCTACAAAATCTTCACAATCTTGATTATGTGTTGAACTATTGGATTTTAATCCAAAGTGTATGTCTGTGAAACACGCTACTTTTTTGAATAAACTCATTCAATTTCCTCGTTATGCCTCTTTAATGCGGCCGCATGTTCACCAGCACCGGTCCTACTATAGCTAGGATTCATGCCGTTCATTTCCAACATGTCGTCTCGTATGTTTTGATTACGTTTTTCAATGTTGATAATTCTAACAAAACTGTTGGTCACTGCCGCTGTAAAGTAGGCAAATGGATTATTACTTTTTGCTTCATTGAATTGCAAGCCAATTTGAGTAAGTTGCAGTATTGCCTGTGCCCGCATCTCATCATTATAGGTATATCCACGAACATTGCCACGAGTAGCATAGCGTTCACACAGTTTGATATACATTCTTGCTAGTGTATTTGTAATTTGCCCGTGGTCTTTGTTGAATTTGCCCTTGTCTAAACTGCCTTGCCAATGGCTTTTGCCCACGCATACTAGTTCTTCTGCGTCATTAAATTTCCAATGTTGAAAAGGTGGAAAATTCACTTTATCTCTATGATCTGCAAGACTTTTAGGGTTCTTTTTACGTACATTGTTCAAGGGAATATGATCAAAAGTCATAATCCTAAAAATTAAACCAGTTTTTGGTATCTTTTTATAGTCAACTTCGCAGTCTGCTTGCTTGACTTTTTCACCAAGAGATTTTCTTCGAGCATACTCTTGATCTCCCAATCTCTTTGCCTGTGCCCGCTTGGCTTCTGCAACAGTTCTGATATTGATTTTTTCAACTGCGGGCAAAATAATATCATACTGATGATATTCTGGCTGTTCGTAGCTACAGTATGTGTTTTTAGAACGGTGTATTTCTTCTAATAAATCTTTGTTGTTTAGGTAATTAACCTTTGGTGCTCTTGGTATCAATGTCATTAATCGTTCTCCGGATGTTATATTATAAACTACGCACATTAAAAAGTCAACTAAATATTAGTCATAGGAGACAGAAATGGCAGATTTTAATTTAGCAAGTGGTTTAGCAACGGCCCAACAAATAGCGGGTCAAGCTGCCGGAGCACTAAACACAGTGGCTAATTTAGGCTCCGCCTTGACTAGTAATTTATCAAATCCGGCCAAGTTACTCAGCAGTATTCGAAGTATAAATTTGCCACTTGGTGGAGAGTCAATTGGCAAAATAGTTAATGCGTCCGCAACATTTGGCGGAACAGATTCATCAACAGATTGGCGTGCGAGACTCAGTATGCCATCAGGTAGCTTTTTTGACAAAAGCCCAATACTACAACCATTAACAGATGCAGGCGGATTAATTTTTCCTTACACTCCCACAATAGCAATCACAAGCACAGCAACCTATAATGAAATTCCAGTAACACATCAAAACTATCAATTTCAAGCATATCAAAATAGTCGTGTAAGCGACATTCAAATTACTGGCGAGTTTAATGTTGAAGATGGTGTGCAAGCCAAATACTGGATTGCGGTAGTTCATTTTTTAAGATCAGTTACTAAAATGTTTACTGGCGACACAGCGTTCCAAGGTAACCCACCTCCTATATTAAATTTTAGTGCGTATGGTGATCACGTTTTTAGAAATGTTCCAGTTGTTGTAAAAAGTTTTAGCATGACATTGCCTAAAGATGTGCAATACATCAGTACAAACGTATCAGCTGTGAGTGGCGGTCTTGGTGGAATATCACAAACTGCAAATCAATTAGCAGGTGTTGCTGGCGCATTTGGCGCAAGAGGCGCGGCCACTGCCTTGGGAACTATCGGTGCAGGTGCAGGTGTAATATCTAGTTTGTCTAGTTTAGTTGGCGGCGGCCCTGGTGGTATGTCTGCATCAAGAGATAGTCACGTACCAGTTAAAAGCGACCTAACTATTACTATAATGCCAGTCTACAGTAGAGAAAGTGTAAGACAGTTTAGTTTACAACAATTTGTAAATGGTGCTTATGTAAGTAAAGGATATGTATAATGGCTCAATACAATAACCACAGTCCGTGGTACAAAACAGACATTACAAAAAATTATTTAGATACGCTGACTATTAGACCAGTAAGTGCAGAATCTGATGATTACTTGTACACAATTGAACCTCAATATACATATAGACCAGATTTGTTGGCATATGACTTGTATGAAGATTCTAATTTGTGGTGGGTGTTTATACAACGTAATTTAGATGTGCTTCAAGATCCTATATGGGACTTTGTTCCTGGAACACAAATTTACCTTCCTAAAAATAGTAGTTTGAAACAAGTACTAGGTAACTAATAGTATGGCATTTGACATTACATCGGCTGCGACTACAGCAACTAACGCAGTTAAAAATGCAGTTAACGGCTCTGGTGTAGTATCAGGATTACAAACAGCAGGAGCATCATTAGACAGTTTAAAAAATGCCGCACTAGCTGGCGCTGGCAATCTAGCTGGCTCATTAACTAACGCAATACCTGGACAATTAAAATCTCTTATTGATATAGTTCCTAAAATTGCTGATTTTAATCCAGAAAAATTAATACAAGCAGCCAAGACAGTTGTCAATGTTCCTGGCACTCCGCCGTTTCCAAACGTGCTACATAATTTTGCAACATACAATTATGTTTGGACACTTAGCGTACTAAGTCCACAAGATTTAAACTTTCCAGACGAGAGTTATCGCAAGGGAAAGTTGGGCCCGCTAATTTTAAAAACTGGCAGTGGCGAACCCAATGATAGGATATCTACAACGTATCGCTCAGTTGACAATCCTCAAGGAAAGTTTGATTACTTTATTGAAAATGTAAAAATTAGTGGCATGATGGGCATGGATAAATCTACTGGCAATACCAATGCCACTGGCCTAAGTTTTGATATCACTGAGCCTTATAGTATGGGATTGTTTTTTCAATCTTTACAAATTGCCGCCGCTGAATCAGGTTACTCCAATTATGTAGATTGTCCTCTGTTATTAAGGTTGGAGTTTAAAGGGCATATTGATGCCCTTAGACAAAATGTGCAAATTCCTGGAACTACAAAATTTTTCCCTATAAAAATTATGAACCTTACCATGAGAGTTAGTGGTAATGGAAGTGTCTATAATTGTACAGCAATTCCGTGGAATGAAAAAGCACACAATACAACCTACAGTCAAGTTAAAACTGATATCAATATTTCTGGGTCTACTGTGCAAGAAATGATTCAGACTGGTGCTAAAAGTTTACAAAAAGTTGTAAATGATAGATATTTAGAAACTGTAAAAAGAAAAGATGTTGAAGTACCAGATCAAATATTAATAGTTTTTCCAACAGATTTAAAGACTAGTGATGCTGCCAGTGCAACAGATGACTCAAGCAATCCATCTTCGGCAACATCAAACCCAAATGAAAAACAATCAAACTTAAATGTGTTTAAAAGATTAGGTGTTGCTCGTGGCAGTGATAATTTTAATCTTGTACAAAAAGATAATATCAACCCAGTTGGTATTTCCAGCATGGGATTTAATGAGTATAGAAAAGGTGATGCTGGGTTTGGAAAAGAAAACGCAGTATATGATGAAAAAAGTGGCACATATAAACGTGGTAATGTAAGTGTAAGTAAAACATCCAGTGAAGCACGTTTTGCACAGGGCACTGATATTCCCAATGTAATTAATCAAGTAATTCTTGCTAGTGACTACGGTAGACAAGCATTGGATCCAGATAAAATCAGTGAAGACGGATTTATTAACTGGTGGAAAATTGACACTCAACTTTATATATTGGACTCTGATGCTAATCTTGGTAAAACGGGTCGCAAACCCAACTTGGTAGTATACAGAGTAATTCCGCATAGAGTACACCATAGTAAATTTATGGCACCAAATCAGCCAGCTAAAGGTGTGGAAAAATTAAAACTTGATGCAATAAAAGAATACAATTACTTGTACACAAGTAAAAATTTAGATATTATAAATTTTAACATTGAATTTAACGCGGCTTTTTATACAGCACTGACAGCTGATGGCGGAAAAAACAATCAAGGCGCACAACGCATTGTTGAAACTGGTGGACTTGCCACAGACATTCCTAAAGAAGTTAATGATAAAGGTAGTACAGAAGGTGGAGTAACTAGGGCCGCTGACGGCTCTCTAAGTTCAGAAAATGCCGGGGTTGCGTTGAATCAAGTGCCAACACAATCTGAATCAGACAAAATTAAATCACGTACTGGTGGTAAAGGCGGTCTAGTTGATAGTGCAGCCACAGTGGCTGCACGACAGTTTTACGATGCTATAACTGAAGGCAGTGATATGGTGCAATTGGATATGACCATATTAGGAGATCCGTTTTTTATTGGTGATAGTGGTGTTGGTAATTATTCAGCTCAAGCAACAAACTTAAAAGGCATTAACGCAGACGGCGCAATTAATAATCAAGATGGTGCTGTGTATATCAATGTTAAATTTAGAAATCCAATAGATATTAGTCGTAGCACTGGAAGATATGATTTTCCAAATGGCGGGATTGTTCCACAATTCAGTGGACTTTATATGGTAACAAAAGTTGAAAATAGTTTTAGCAAAGGACAATTTACACAAGTGTTGTCTTTAACTAGAATGGTAGGTCAAGATGTGAAGGATGATGGTTCAGCTGGTAAGACACTGGTGTCTATAGTGGCAAATAACTTTAATCCTAACACACCAAACGGTGCTGAATAATGGCAGAAGAAACCAGAGTAGCAACGGGATCAGGTAACAGTAGCCCTGGCCCTTTCCTTGCAAAAGTCGTGAGCCACTTGGATCCAAATTACATGGGTGCATTAGAAGTTCAGCTTCTACACGAAGTTGGTAGTGATCCCGGTAAAGAAGGGCAATTGCATGTTGTAAAATACATGAGCCCATTTGCTGGATCAACATCTGTTGACTATGTAACAGATGACGAAACAGACGAATCTTCTAGATATAACAACACACAAAAAAGTTATGGATGGTGGGCAGTGCCGCCAGATGTTGGCAGTACTGTAATTGTGTTTTTTATTGACAGTGATCCTAGATACGGTTATTGGATAGGATGTGTACAAGATGACAACATAAACTTCATGACACCTGGCCTAGCAGCCACATCTTTTAATATTGAAGGTGATGAAGAACGTGTTCCTGTTGCAGAATACAACAAGCGAGTTGTTGATGTAGGCAATTCAGACAGTACAAAAAATAAAAAACCGCAACATCCTTTTACAGCAATATTAAGTGAACAGGGTCTTTTAAAAGATGATATCCGAGGCATAACTTCCAGTAGTGCCAGAAGAGAAACACCCAGTAGCGTATTTGGTATCAGCACACCTGGTCCAATTGACAAACAAGAAGGCGCCAAAAAAGGCAAAGTTGGCAAAGCTGAACATCAAATATCTGGAGCATTTGTAAGTAGATTAGGTGGTACTACATTTGTAATGGATGACGGTGACGACAAATATGTACGTAAAACTACAGCCAGTGAAGGTCCACCAGAATATGCCAGCGTTGAACAAGATGAAACTGATGGCGATGTAACAATACCTCATAATGAACTTGTGAGAATACGTACACGTACAGGGCATCAAATCTTATTTCACAACAGTGAGGATTTAATTTATATTGGCAATGCTCGTGGAACAAGTTGGATAGAACTAAGCAGTGATGGCAAAATTGACATCTACGCTGAAGACAGTGTCAGCGTACACACCAAACAAGATATGAATTTCTATGCAGATAGAGATATCAACTTTGAAGCTGGTAGGAATGTCAATATTAAATCTGCTGAAAGATTTCAAACAGAAGTGGGTACAAATTTCAATTTAATAATAGGTGAAAATGGTAGCATAACTACCACTGGCGATATTAACATGAACACCACTGGCGATAATAAATTTACAGCTGGCGGCAGTACTAATATCAAGTCAGGTGGTAATCATTTAGAAACTGCGGCCCAAGTGCATATGAATGGTCCAGCGGCCGCAGAAGCAGAAGTTGCAGAAGCATTGACTACGTTTGCCAATCCAGACAATGTGGGAGAAACAATTGACAGTATAATGTTGCGTATACCAGGTCATGAACCATGGCCGCATCATGAGAATTTAGATCCACTAAGTTTTAAACCTGAAATGACTGATAGGGAAGCAGGCAGTGATATTGCGGTACCAGCAGGTTGGAAAGAATACAGTACAACAACAGATACCTTTGCTAAAATTAAAGGTTCAGAGGAGTAAATATTAGATGGCACTAAGTCAACGATTATACGATAAGATTTCAATTAAAGGTAAAACTCCTAAAAGTTCAGCTCCTTTACCAAGGACTTATAGAGGGTTTAGCACAATTAGTGCTGACAGCGAAAGCTATACTCTATATGATCTAGCGTTAATTAAACAGGACATTTTAAATCACTTTCATGTTAGACAGGGCGAACGACTACAAAATCCTGAATTTGGAACTATTATTTGGGACTTGTTGTTTGAACCTTTGACGGAAGAACTCAAAAGTGCAATTATAAAAAACGTTGAAGATATCATTAACTATGACCCTAGGGTACGTGCTGATGAAATTATCCTCACAACATATGACAGCGGAATCCAAATAGAATGTACGCTAACCTACATGCCGTACAACATTTCTGAAAGTTTAAGATTTAGATTTGACCAAGCCGCGGGATTGGTTAATTAAACACGCACATTATAAATTCCGCTAAATATACATGATATAGGAAGCGGATATGTCCTCAACTGATAGACAAAATAGATTACTAGTAGCAGAAGATTGGAAACGTATATACCAAAGTTTCCGCAACGCTGATTTCCAAAGCTACGACTTTGAGAATTTACGTAGGGTAATGATTAGTTATTTGCGTGAAAATTACCCAGAAGATTATAACGATTATATTGAATCAAGCGAATACCTTGCCCTAATAGACATGATTGCTTTCTTGGGCCAAAGCATAGCTTTCCGCGTTGATTTAAATGCCCGTGAAAACTTTTTAGAGCTAGCAGAGCGTCGTGAAAGTGTATTACGTTTGGCACGTTTATTAAGTTACAATGCCAAACGTAATAAATCCGCTAACGGGTTATTGAAGTTTCAAAGCGTTTCAACAACACAAACTGTTATTGACAGCAACGGAAGAAATCTAGCTGGTCAAGTGGTTGTGTGGAATGATCCTGCAAACAGCAACTGGTATGATCAGTTTATCAAAGTAATCAATTCTTCACTACCAGCATCTAGACAATTTGGAAGTCCTGACGACAAAGCATCAGTTTACGGAATTCCAACAGAACAATATAGATTTCAAACTTACAATTCAGGTGTTCCTGTTTACGGATTTACAAAAACTGTTGACGGCAGAAACATGAATTTTGAAATAGTCAGTACAGTTATTGAAGATTCAAGTGTAATAGTTGAAGACTCGCCGCAAGCAGGCAAAAACTTATCATTTTTGTATAGAGATGATGGCCGCGGAGCAGCCAGCCCAACAAGCGGGTTCTTCCTTCACTTTAAACAAGGCAATTTAAACACTGGCACATTTACAATTACACAGCCCAGCACAAATGAGATTATTGACATTGATGCAAACAACATTAACGATGATGATGTATGGCTTTATAGATTAGGCTCTACTGGCGTTGAAAGTGAACTATGGGCAAAAGTCCCAAGTTTTGAAGGTAATAACATAATTTATAATAGTCTTAAAAAGGACATTAAAAATATCTACGGCGTTATAACACGTACTAATGATCGTGTTAGTTTAACGTTTAGTGACGGGACATTTGGTACATTGCCTTTGGGAACATTTAGAACTTACTATAGGGTAAGCAATGGGTTATCATATACAATTAATCCTAAAGACGTTAGAAATGTAAGCATTGATATTCCGTACTTGTCTAATGTCGGTCAAGCAGAAGTTTTAACAATCACAATGGCATTGCAAACTTCTGTATCAAACAGTTCAGCAACAGAAAGCAATATAAGCATTAAACAAAATGCTCCAGCAACTTATTACACACAAAATAGAATGATTACTGGAGAGGACTACAATATTAGTCCCCTAGGCGTAAGTCAAGAAGTTGTAAAAATTAAAGCTGTCAACAGAACAAGCAGTGGCATCAGTCGCTATTTTGACCTTGTTGATCCTACAGGAAAATATTCCAGCACTAACTTGTTTGGTGATGATGGTGCTGTTTATAAAGAAGAATACTCAGACAGTTTTAGATTCAACTATTTGTCAAGAACTGACATTGAAGGTGTAATTTACAATAAAATTATTGACATTTTAAAAGACACAACACTAAGAAACTATTACTATTCTAAATTTATTAAAATTGCAACAGATAGTTTGAATATTGTTTGGTTTAAAAAGACCTCGGATACAAGTGAAAGTACTGGATATGTTGGAGATGCAACGGACGCTACTGCATATCGTACAGGCACGTTTGCGGCAACTGATCTTCAATATTTTGAAGCAGGATCATTGGTAAAATTCCAAGCCCCAACTGGCAAATATTTTGATCGAGCCAATAATAATGCTCTAATAACTACAACCATTGAGTCTGCTAATCTCACAAAAACCATATGGGCAAAAGTTGTAAGCGTAGTTGGTGACGGAACAAACAATGGTACAGGCGTATTAGATGACGGCAGTGGTCCTATTATTTTAAATGTAGTAGTGCCAGAAACTGCCATTGTATCTCAGATTATTCCCAAATGGCGCACAACCATTGATGCCAATGTTATTAGCTCAATGATTGAGTTGATTTTTGCAAACAAGCCGTTTGGATTACGCTACGACATTATAACAAAAACTTGGAAAATTATTTTTGAAGGCAACTTGAACATTAAAGACTTGTTTAGTTTAGGTAAGCAAGGTGATAATACAAATCAAAAGTTGGATTCTAGTTGGCTGTTATTGTTTACAACAGACACTGAGTTTTATACAGTTACCAGCAGACGGTTGCGTTATATATTTGAGAGTGATCAACAAATTAGATTTTATTACGATTCATCTAACAAAATTTATGACAGTAGATCAAACAGCATTGTAAAAGACAAAATTAAAGTACTCAGTATCAATACCAAACCTGATGCAACATCTTCGTTTACTTACGACTTAACATGGGAAATAAACAAAGAATTTGTTGGATTAGATGGATATGTTGATACTAAAAAAATTGAACTAGCATTTAGTGACAGTAATGATGATGGAATTGTTGATGATCCTGAAGTGTTTGAATCAATTGTTGCTACAACAACAGCACCTTTGACAAAATATATAGTTTTAGAAAGATATGACATTACAACTGGTCAACAGGAATATCGTTACGTGTCCAACGATGACGACAAGGTCAAAATATTTGCAACAGAAACAGCAATAGGCAGTTTATCACAATATACAAACGGCCAATATTTTTATTTTATAGATACCAACGTTGTTAAACAACTGAATAAATCTTCGTCTACATTAGATGTATCAATTGCATATAAAGTATTCCAAGGAAGAGACAATATCAAATTTCAATATGTGCATAGTGCAGATTATGAAACAAGAATTGATCCAGGACTAAGCAACATTATTGATTTATTTGTATTAACAAAAGAATATGACACATCTTTTAGACAATGGATCAGCGGCAATTTAACAACTGAGCCTTTACCATCAAGTTCAGATCAACTGTCACTGAGTTTGGCACCTTTACTGGCACCAATCAAAGCAATTAGTGATGAAATTGTTTATCACCCAGTAAAATACAAAGTATTATTTGGCGCAAAGGCATCCATAGACGTGAGAGCATCATTTAAAATTATAAAAAATACAGAACAACCAATCAGTGATAATGATATTAAATCACGAGTACTGTCAGCAATTAATGAATTTTTTGCTTTAGAAAATTGGGAGTTTGGCGACAGTTTTTACTTCTCTGAATTGTCTGCATATGTTATGAACCGTACTGCACCTTACTTGGTTAATTTTTTAATTGTTCCTAGACAGAGCAATTTAAGTTTTGGTAGCTTGTTTGAAATTAGATCTGAATCAGATCAAGTGTTTATAAACGGAGCAACAACTGATGATATTGAAATTATTGCTGGTATTACTTCAAGTAATATATCAGCAACAGGAACTGTGTCTACAACACCAACAATATCGTCACAGCAAACTATTACAAGTACAAGCGGGAGTTATTAATGGCTGAAGAACAAAACGAATACGGCCTTCCTACTAACAAGGGAGAAAAACGTCGAACAGCAAGATTACTTCCTAGATATTATAGAACAGAGTCTAACAAAAAGTTCATTCAAGCCACATTAGATCAGTTAACACAGTCTGGAACAGTTAAAAAACTTAATGGCTACATTGGTAGACAAAATGCCAAAGCTGTAACTGGTACTGATGTTTTTATTGATGCAGTAACTACCAATAGACAAGATTATCAGTTAGAACCATCTGCGGTTGTAAAAGACAAGTTGGACAATGTTACGTTTTTTAAAGATTATATTGACTATGTTAATACTGTTGATGTATTAGGTGGCATTTCTAAAAATCACAAAAAATTAAATGAACAAGAATTTTACAGTTGGAATCCACATGTAAGTTGGGATAAACTTGTTAATTTTCAACAATACTATTGGTTACCATATGGTCCTAGTATTGTTAATATTCCTGGGCAACAAAAAGCTGTTATTAGCACTTATAAAGTAATAGCCGTTGATGAAGAAGATAACAGAGCATTTTTGTTTACACCAAACGGATTAACTCGAAACCCCACACTTAAATTATATAGGGGTCAAACATATCATTTTGAGATTGACAGTTTACAAGAACCTTTTAGTATTAAAACACAACGTGTTTCAGGAGATTTATTTAGATACACAACTGGTGTTAGTGCCAATGCTGTAAGAGCAGGTACAATAACATTCACAGTTCCAGAAAACTCTCCCAATGTGTTGTATTATGTAAGTGAAAATTCTGCTGACACGGGTGGCGTATTTGAAATTTTTGATATCACAGAGAATACAGTCATTGACGTTGAAGCAGAAGTTATTAAAAAGAAAACTTATAGACTAGCAAGCGGAGTAGAATTAAGTAACGGAATGAAAGTTACTTTTTCTGGAGAAGTTACGCCCGCAGTCTATTCTAAAGGTACATTTTATGTTGAGGGTGTTGGCTCTGAAATCAAGTTAATACCTGAAAATGATTTAGAAATTATTACTGGTTATTCAGAAGCAACTGCTGTTTTATTTGATGACGGTGGATTTGATACATTGCCTTTTAGTAATGCAACTGCATATGCTGGCAAAAAAGACTATATCACTATTAACAGATCAAATATTGATGGTAACCCGTGGAGTCGATATAATAGATGGTTCCATCAGGATGTAATTACAAAAAGTGCATCTGCTAACGGATTAGACCCAGTGCTAGACCAAGCACAACGAGCCACTAGACCAATTATTGAATTTGAATCTAATCTCAAATTATTTAATTTTGGCACAGTTAAGAAATTAGACGTTGATTTAGTTGACAATTATACACAGGATGTGTTTTCAACAATTGAAGGATCGTTAGGCTACACTATTGATAATGTGCCGTTGGTTCAAGGTCACAGGGTGTTGTTTACTGCTGATACAGATGTATTAGCAAACAATAGAATTTTTAAAGTTGATTTTATCACAGTTCATGAAGCTGGTAAAAATCCAGTTAGACAAATCCATTTAGTTGAAGAAACTGACACTGATCCGCTAACTGGCCAAACAGTATTAGTTAGATCTGGAAATCGCAACCAAGGAAAAAATTATTGGTTTAACGGCACAACATGGAAACTGGCCCAAGAAAAACTCAACGTTAATCAGTCACCGTTGTTTGATTTATATGATGGCGATGAAGTATCAATATCAGATATTACAAAATATCCAGGCTCAACTTTTACTGGAAATAAAATATTTTCATACAAAGTTGGTTTAGGAACTGTTGATAGCGTGTTGGGTTTTGCACTAACATATAAAAATATCAATAACATTGGTGATATTGTTTTTAACTTTGATTTATTACAGAATACTTTTTCTTATAAAGAAGGAGTTAATGTAATTACATCAAATACTGATTCTAAATTTTTAAAAGTTGTTATTGACTTAACAACAAATACGTTTGATAACGGCTGGACAAAAAATTTAATAAGCAATGTACAACCAGTTATTAGAATTTTTAAAAATATTGGCGGTACAGTATTTCCTGTAGATGTATATGATGACATTGGACAGTTAAGTGATTTAGAAGTTAGGGTGTATATTGATGGGAAACGTTTAGATAAATCCCTGTGGACATTAACAGATGGATCCAAATACAAACAGGTAGTACTAACTACACCAGCGGCTGTTAACACAGTTGTTACATTAAAATGTTTTAGCAGCCAAGATAAAAATCAAAGAGGGCATTATGAATTTCCTATTAATTTCCAAAACAATCCGTTAAATCAAAATATTGATACTTTTACATTGGGTGAAGCTATTGACCATGTGGATAGTATTATTGACAACACAGCAACGTTTATTGGATCATATCCAGGACCTGGAAATTTAAGAGATCTTGGAAACTTATCGCATTACGGAACAAAATTTGTTCAACATAGTGGCCCTTTAAATGTGGGCCTGTATCACCTAACATCTAAAAATGCAAATGTTATTAAAGCATTAAAACAGGCACGTGATGAGTATGGAAAGTTCAAAAGAAACTTTGTAAATCTTGCAACAAGTTTAGAACAAACGAGTGATGTTAAAACATTTGTTGATAACATACTGTTTGAACATAATAAAGATAAATCAAAATCAACACCATATTATTTTAGTGATATGATTGGCTATGGCGCGGCAACAAAAACTGACTATACTGTTGTTGATTACAGAATAAAAACTTACCCATTGACTGATATCTTTTCATTAGATACACTATCTAATAAAGCAGTTAATGTTTATGTAAATGGTGTGCAAGTATTATATGGCAATGATTATACTTTTAATTCTACTGGATTTGTTGAATTTACAAATACATATGCGTTACAAGATAACGATATTATCACAGTATATGAATATGAAAGTACAGACGGTTGTTTTATACCAGCTACGCCAACGTCAATTGGCATGTGGCCAAAATACGAACCTAAAAAATATTTAGATACAACCCTTATAACTCCACAATACGTTATTCAAGGTCATGACGGCAGTATTGTTTTAGCTTATAACGATTATAGAGATGATCTAATTCTTGATATTGAAAAACGAATTTTTAACAACATTAAAGTTAATTACGACCCTGAAATTTTTGACATTTTAGATTTTATTCCAGGGTATAATAGAAATACGCCCTATAGTCTAAGTGAATTTAATCAAATTCTTGCACCTAACTTTTATCAGTGGACGACTTTAATAGATAGAGATTTTACAAAACCGTTAACATACACTCCAGAAAATCTCTTCACATATAATTATAGAAAAAACACAGCCCCAGATGGTAGAGATATTCCAGGATACTGGAGAGGAATTTATTCTTGGATTTTTGATACTGATAGAATCCATATTTGTCCATGGGAAAGTTTAGGATTTAGTATTAAACCCACATGGTGGGAAACTGTTTATGGGCCCGCGCCTTATACTAGTGATAATCTTTTGTTGTGGGCTGATTTAAAAGATGGCATTACTAGAGAACCAAATAAATTAATATTTAGAAATGAGAAATTTGCTAGACCTATATTAGCAACGCAAGTGCCAGTTGACGAAAACGGTGCATTGTTAAATCCAGTCGCGGCCAATATTGTTCAAGGGTTTATAAATCTACAAGGCGCAAATGATGACTTTGTATTTGGAGATCTAAGCCCAGTAGAAAATGCATGGAAAAGAAGTTCATTTTATTCATTTAGTGTTATACTAGCCGCAACATTAATGCAACCTAATAAAGTTTTAGGAACGTGTTTAGATAGATCTAGGATTATTAAAAATAAAAATAATCAATTAGTCTACAAAGAAACTGGATTACGATTACAATTAGAAGATTTAGTAATTCCGTCAGTGCCATCTGAGAATGTGAGAATACAAACTGCTGGACTAATAAATTACATTGTTGATTATATATTGAGTGATAATCTAAAATCCTTAACTGAATACAAATATGATTTACAATATCTTAACAATCATCTTAGCCATAGATTGGGCGGATTCACAAGCAAGGATAAATTAAATCTAATTTTAGATAGTAAGTCGCCGTCGGCTATTTCAGGAGTATTTGTTCCTAAAGAAAACTACTCAATATTTTTAAACACTTCATCGCCTACTAAAAAATTAAATTATAGTGGTGTAATTGTTACCAAGGTGTTGACAAGATCTGGTATAGGTTATGAAGTTAAAGGGTATAGTCAAGCACAACCATTCTTTTATTATTATCCGTGGGTACAACCAGGTAACGATATCAATGTTGGTGGCATTAGTGAATCATATACTGACTGGACATCAGGACAAGTATACATTGCTGGCAATATTGTACAGTACAATAATATTTACTATAGAGTAAAATCAAATCATACAGCACAAACTAACTTTGATTCTTCATTGTATCAAAAATTAGCTGTGTTGCCAATAATTGGTGGAAGAAATGCCAATTTAAGAAAAGCATGGGATAGAGTACCCAATATTGTAAATTACGGAACAACCTACAGCTCAATTCAAGAAGTTGTGGATTTTCTTCAAGGTTATGGAGAATATTTAAAAGATCAAGGATTTGTGTTTGATGATTATAACACCAATTTAAAAGCTGTAGCATCTTGGGAAACATCAGTTAAAGAGTTTTTATTCTGGACCACACAAAACTGGAGTGCTGGAGAACAAAAATATAAAGAATGGAATCAGCAAACAGAATATACTGCTGATCAAGTGGTATTGTACAACGGCGACTTTTATAAATCTATTAGAGACCACCAAACTAGCAGTGTTTTTCAGGCAACATTATATATTAAATTAGATGGATTATCTCAAGACGGTGCCAGTGTTATTACACTAAGTCCATCTGCACTGGGACTGTCAATGAACGTGCCATACAATGTTATTGATGACATTAGAGATAGATTTAATGAATATGAAATTTTTAAAGCTGACGGATTAAAGTTTGATCAAAACTTTTTAAATTATACTCGTGAAAATAACTTATTTTCTTTCAGTCCGCGAGTTAACGGTGTTGGGATATATGGTGCTGGGTTATTCCTAGTACAAAAAGAACATGTATTGATTTTAGATAATACTACACAGTTTAACGATACTATTTACAATGCACCAGCTGGATATAAACAAGATAGAATTAAAGTGTCAGGATATAAGACCATTGACTGGTACGGTGGATTTGACATACCAGGATTTATCTTTGATCAAGCAAAAATATCAAATTGGGAACCTTGGGTAGATTATAATTTAGGCGATATTGTAAAATACAAAGAATTTTACTATAGTGCTGAAAAGTTTCTACCAGGAGTAGAAGAATTTAATTCTAGCAACTGGGTTAAACTGGCAAATAAGCCAACATCTGAGCTATTACCCAATTGGGACTATAAAGCAGAACAGTTTACAGATTTTTATGATTTAGAATCAGATAATTTTGACTCACAACAACAAAAAATCGCACAACATTTAATTGGCTATCAAAAGAGACAATATTTAGAAAACATTATTAAAAATGATGTAAGTGAATATAAATTTTTCCAAGGCATGCTTCCTGAAAAAGGTTCAGTAAATGTATTGAACAAATTATTTGATGTGTTATCTGCTAATGATGCAGAGAGTATAGACTTTAATGAAGAATGGGCCGTGCGTGTTGGTCAGTACGGCGGAGCAGATGCGTTTGATGAAATAGAAATTTCTTTAAATGAACAATTGTTCAAAACAAACCCACAGGCATTTGAGTTAGTAAATGTTGTGGATCAAACGCTGGTTGATTTTGTAATACGTCAAACGCCAAATCAAATATATGTTAAACCATCAGGTTATAATAATTCACCGTGGCCAGTTAACAAATTGTTTACACCGTATCTAAGAACCCCAGGGTTTGTAAAATACGAACAAGTCAGCATTAATGTTGACTCATTAAGCAATGTTATTGGTAAAGACATTACGACTTTTACAGAAGGCGATTATGTATGGTGCGCTTTTCAAGACAGGTCTTGGCAAGTTTATCGATTTACAAAAGCAGAATTTTTTGCAGAAGATATTAGCTATAGTAATAAAGTTCTAACTCTTGATTTTGATAGAATACCTGATCTAGCAGTTGGTGATATAATTGGTATTGTTAACTCATCACAAATACAAGGCTTCCACAAGATTAGTTCTTTAGAGTTATCAGTTGCAACTATTGATATTGAAATCAAAGAATGGAAAACACCATTCCAGGACAGTGCTCAAGTGTTGTTTTACAAGTTTGCATCGCAACGTGCGCCAAGTATAGATAGTAATTTTAATCTTCCTAAGACATTAAAAACAAATGAGTTACTGTGGACTGACGATAATGGCGCTGGAAAAAATGCAGTATGGCAAAATTCTCCAGTGTACGAAAAGAAAACACTCGCCGATACATTTGCAGAAACTGCAGAAAAATTTGGAAGAATATTAGCAACAAACACTTCCGCAAGTGTGTTATTAACAAGCACAGACAATAACGAAGTATATGTTTATAAAACATCACTAGTAAGTACAACAGGATGGGTCAAAAGCCAAACATTGGCAAATTCAACAATTACAGGATTTGGCACAACTCTTGCAGTATCCCCAGACGGTAAATGGATAGCCATAGCGTCGCCCACACATAATAGTAGTCAAGGTATAGTGTTGATGTATAGTGTTGATGTTAATGGAAACTATCAATATGTTTCAACATTAACAAGTCCCAACGCTGGCAACAGTCAACAATACGGATCTAAAATAAAAATAGCATCAACAAGCATTGGCTATAGGATGATCGTTAGCCAACCAGCATACAATAGCAGTCAAGGTAGATTGTACTCATATACTGGAACTGCATCAGCTTGGACGTTAGAAGGCGCAGTAGAAACTGTAACCACCGTTGGTGATAACTTTGGATATGACTTTGATATAACTCCAGATAGTTCTACACTAGTAGTGTCAGCGCCAAATGCAAATGCATACGCTGGAAAGGTGTATGTATACAATCACACAAGTTCGTTATATGAGTTGGCTCAAACACTAACATCTGGTGCAACTGATCCTGAACGTTATGGTGAAAGTGTTGCTGTAACAACTAGCGGGGATACTATTGCAATTGGAAGTATATTATATGACGGCACACAAGCAGATCAGGGCCTTGTGCGTTTATATAAATTAGCGGTTGGAACTTACACAGCAGACCAGTTAATAAAAAATAGAAATCCAGAAACTGCAGAAGCGTTTGGTGCAAGAGTTCAGTTTATTAATAATGATAAAAGTCTAGTTATTTTTAGCACGTTGGGCGACAGTATTACAACAACATCTTTTGACACAAACTCTACATTATTTGATTCTGGTTCAACTAGAATTGCAACTGTTAATAAAGACATTGGTAGATTTGATGTATATGACAAATATAACACACAGTTCTTATTTGCTGAATCACTACCATTGAATAATGCTTCAACTGACAAATATGGATACGCATTTGCCGCAGGTAATAATACAATTATTACATCAGCACCGTTTGCAACATATAACTCAATTAAATCTGGATTAATTTACACTTATGTAAAAGCAGAAGATTCGTATAGTTGGCAACAAATTCAAGTTGAAGCAGATGTAGTTGACTTACGTAAAATTAAAAAAGTTTTCCTATACAATAAGAAAACAAATGCACTAGTAACATACTTAGATGTTATAGATCCTGTACAGGGAAAAATTGCTGGTATAGCTGAACAAGAAATTAAATTTAAAACTTATTACGATCCAGCAACATACTCTGTAGGCACTGACACTGTTAATGTTGATGATGGCATGTCATGGACCAGCAATCAAGTTGGCATGTTGTGGTGGAACATGACCAAGGCCAAATTTTTAGATAGCTATATAGGAGATGTTGTTTATAAAAATTCAACTTGGAACACTCTTTACGACAGTGCAAGTATTGACATTTATGAGTGGGTTGAATCCAAACTAACTCCTGCAGAGTGGGACAAACAAGCTGATACCGAAGCTGGTATTACTTTGGGAATCAGTGGCACAAGTTTATATGGCAACAGCGTTTACAGCGTTAAAAAACGTTATGATACAATTAGCAAGGCATTTAAAAACACTTATTATTTCTGGGTAAAAAATAAAACCATAGTTCCAAACGTGATTGATCGAGCAATTTCAGCTAAAGATGTTGCTAATTTAATTTCTGATCCAAAAAGTTATGGACATAAGTTTATTGAGTTTACCAGTGCCAACAGCTTTAGTTTAGTTAACATAGAAACACTATTACAGAATTCAGATATTGTGTTAGCAGTGCAATATTGGTTAGTGGACAGTGATGACCTAAATATTCATACAGAGTGGAAACTGATCAGTGAGCATCCAAATACTGTGATACCATCTGCCATTGAAAAGAAATGGATTGATAGCCTAGTGGGCGCTGACGATAATAATAGAGTAGTTCCAGATTTTAATTTACCTGTTAAACAAAAATACGGCATCCAGTTTAGACCAAGACAAAGTATGTTTGTCAATAGACTTGAAGCATTGAAACAATACATTGAGCGTTTAAATTCAGAGTTAAGTCATGTGTTAATTGCTGATTCTGCAGACCTAACTGATTTTAATTCCTACGAAGAACCCCCATCAACAATAATGGGGTCTTATGATTTTGTGGTTGATACTTATGAAGAATTGCGCCTAATCAATACCGGAGCAGTGATTAAAGCATCTGCTACGCCAGTAATTGTTAATGGACGAATTGTTGATGTTGTCATTACAAATGCTGGAGCTGGATACGTTTATGCTCCGGAAATCAATATATCTGGTTCTGGAACCGGCGCACATATAAAAACTACTATCAATGATACTGGTAGTATCACTGGTGTAACAATAGTTAATAGTGGAAACAATTATTCTAATAGTACAACACTGTCAATTAGACCACTTTCAGTATTGGTAAAAAGTGATTCAAATGCATTAAATCGTTGGTCAATTTATGCTTATGATATCAGTTCGTCTGTTTGGTCTAGAACCAAATCACAAGCATATAATGTACAAGATTTTTGGGATTATATAGACTGGTATGATACTGGATACAACCAGTTTAGTAAAATTGATCATGTTGTTGATGGCACATATCAACTATTTTCATTATCAACTAGTATAGGTCAAACAGTCAAAGTAAAAACTGTTGGATCAGCAGGATGGATGTTATTAGAAAAATATGCCAATGTTGATTCAATTGATTATACACAAAGCTATAAAGTCATAGGTCGTCAAAACGGCACTATAGAAATCTCAAACAAATTTTATCAGTTTTCGTCAACAAGCTCAGGGTTTGATGGTCCACTGTATGATGCAGACCCGTTTGATAACTCTGGTGCATCTGAACTAAAAATTATTTTAAATGCAGTAAAAAATAAAATTTTAATTGATGATCTTAAACCAGTATATCTACAGTTATTCTTTGCTAGTTTAAGATATGCATTGTCTGAACAAACATTTGTTGATTGGGCATTTAAAACTAGTTTTGTTAAGGCAATGCATAATGTTGGCAAATTAGAACAGCGTGTGACTTACGCAAATGACAATTTACAAGATTTTGAAAAATATATTGCAGAAGTTAAACCTTATAGAACTAAGATTAGAGAATATGTAAGTTCTTACAACACAATTGATAATACGCAAACAATGGTAAGTGACTTTGATATACCAGCAGTTGGTAGAGGAAATACAACTCAACCCTTGCCTGTTAAATTAATGAATGGAGAAATCCAGTTTGTTGATTCAGAGATCACAGAGTATCCTTGGAAAAATTGGTTAGATAATGTGGGATTTAAAATACAAACTATTGAAGTGGTTGATGGTGGATCTGGATATATTTCTAAACCAGTTGTTAGTATTACGGGCGCCGCATCTAAAACAGCAACAGCCAGGGCATATATTGCCAATGGCAAAGTTATTAAAGTTGATGTAGTTACATCTGGCGCTGGATACCTTACAGCACCAACTATTGAATTAGTGGGCGGAACCAACGTTGATGGTGTTCAAGCTAGAGCAATAGCAGTGATTAAAAATGATTTGGTTAGAAGTAATTTAATTAAAATTAAATTTGATAGGACTACACAAAATTATTTTATTACTGAACTTGATGTTACAGAACAATTTGCTGGCACAGGATCTAAATTACAATGGGCACTAAAATGGAGCCCAGATCTCACAACAGGAAAAACAATTGTTACAATAAACGGCCAAGAAGCATTGAGAGACACTTATAGTGTTACTAGTAAAAAATCTACTTCTAGAGGTTATACTTCTTATTCTGGTTTGTTAACTTTTACTTCATCACCAGCAAGTGGAGATGTCATAGTTATAAAGTACATAAAAGATTTTAATTATTTAAATGCTGCCGACAGGATTAATTTTTATTACAATCCAGAAACTGGACAATTGGGCAAAGACCTAACACAACTAATGACCGGCATTGATTATGGTGGTGTTAATATTGTTGGGTTGGACTTTAAATCAAGTGCTGGATGGGACGTTCTTCCGTGGTTTAATGATGTATGGGACGGGTTTGATCCAACGTTTGACGATTATATTATTACTGTGGGCGACAGTACATATTCTTATGATTTGCCTTATACTCCAACAGTTGGTCAACAGATCAATGTGTATGTAAACGGTGTACGTATTGACGACTTATATTATGGATTGTATGACGGCAGTACAGAACAACCAAATGGTAGATTTGTTGCTCCAGAAAATGCAATAATGAGAACATTTGTAGGCGACGGGGTAAACAACATAATAACATTGCCTAATTTAACTGACATTCAAACGTTGGATATTAATGATGGTGATCAGGTTATTTTCCGTAAGAGCACAAGTGATGGTGCAAATACACCATCTGCATTGGATTATGACACTGCACTATCAGGTGGTAACTTGGCGTATTCTACTGCTACTGGATTAGCGGCTGAGGATATTATTGTTGACGGTGACGGGTTTGTAACACCGTCTACAAGTCCAGCTCCTGAAGAAGTTGTTCCTGGTCAAATTACCGACGCACTGGCGGTTAAAGTATTCCAAAGACCAACTAACGGTTCTGCAGATGTTAAATCTAACAACTATGTTGCTGATGGAATAACAACAAGTTTTGCTTTAGGCCAAACTCCAAATACAAGTTCAGCAGTTGTTGTAAAAGTTAATAATCAAATAACAACTGATTTTACAATTGACTATGACTTACAAACTGTTAAGTTTGCAACAGCACCAACCAATAAAGCCATTGTGTCTGTAACCAGTTTTGGATACAACGGAACTGACATATTAGATTTAGATTACTTCATTGGTGACGGCAGTTCTATTGAGTTTATAACAACAGCACCGTGGACAGAAACACTATCGTCGTTGGTTGTAGTGTCTGGAGCACTTGAAAATTATAACTTGTTTAGAACTGATGCAACTTATGACAGTGTTGATCGAGTTGGTATACGATTTGGCAGTGCACCAACAGCTGGGCAGATCATTAACTATTTGATATCAAACACTGATGTTACACAGTATAGTCTAGCGGCTAAAGAAACATTTGTTACTGATGGAATAAACAGCACATACTTGTTGAATAATTCTATTGGTGATGCTTTCCCTCAAGAACCAAATGTAATTGTACGCACAGGAAATACAATTTTAGCAAGTCCTAATTATACATATTTTACTCTTGCTAATAATGTGTTGTCCTATACAATACCAAGCTACAAATATAGAAGCTCACTGACAATTGATTCATTTAAAATTTACTTGGCAGGATATGAAATTTCAATAATGACTGATTATACCATTGACTTGTCAACTGGAACTGTCACACTAAATGAACTAAGTTATTCTGAAGGAAAATTATTAGTTATTGGCATTGTTGATACTGCGGATTATTTTATAGACACTGATTCAACCCAACCTTCAATTGTGTTTACTTCAACTCCAGCAAGTAATTTAACTTATGAGATAACTTCTTTCTCTAATCATAATATACTTGATATTCAACGTAGCGAATCAGAAATATCTTTAGATGTGTCAGTGGTTCAAAACAGTGTAGACTATTTTAAATACAATGAAATTGTTGGTGGCACGTTGGAATTAAATAGAGAAACAAGAACTGCTGATCACGTTTGGGTAATTAAAAATAATACTTTGTTGACTCACAGTATTGATTACAAATTAAATCCTAATAAAACGTCGATTAAATTGGCTGTGGATCCTGTGTTAAATGACAATTTTGTTATCTTGACTTTTGCAAGTCAAGTTGTAGAATCTAAAATTGGATATATGCAATTTAAAGACATGTTAAACAGAACTCATTACAAACGTTTGGCCAAAGACAAACAGACATTATTGATAAATGACTTGAACTATTATGATTCAACTATTGTGGTTGCCGACGGCGCAGTATTAGCTGAACCTAATAGAAGTAGAAATTTACCAGGAATACTGTATGTTAACGGTGAAAGAATTGAATATTATCTAAAAGATGGAAATACATTGACACAACTTCGTAGAGGAACATTGGGTACTGGAACTCCAAGTAAGCATCCTGCAGGTGAGTTTGTATTAGATATTGGCATTAGTGAGACTATTCCGTACAACGATGATGTGTTGATTGAAACATACTTGCACGACGGTAGTTCTAACATAATACCTTTACCATATATGCCTAATCCAACTGCTGGTACAATCAATGATGGCAGTACAGCATACACAACCTGGATGCGTGACACAATACCAGCACAGTACGGACAGTGTGATGAAATTGATGTGTTTGTTGGAGGATGGAATATATTGGGTAATTGGACTGATGCAACAGCCTACTCAATAGGTGACATTATCATGTACGGTTCTTACACATACAAGTGTGTAACTGCACACACCAGTTCAACATCATTCACTGCTGACAAAACCAAATGGAAGTTTTTTGTTGGAAACCAACGTTTAAAGAAACATCCTTATAGTGTACACAATGTAGATAATCATTACGAAAGTACTGAAGCTGATGTAAATTTTGAAGCTGATTTTTCCGTAAATGGAACAACAGCGGGAGTTAGATTAACTAACGACTTGACTGCCGGAACAAAAGTTATTGTTACCAAGAAAATAGGCAGAGTTTGGAACGATATTGGCAAATCCTTAACCGAATCTGACAATAAAATCGCAAACTTTTTGAAAGAAAAGACAACTATATGGCCACGATAAATATACTGATTGAGAGAGA